TAAGCGTTAAATACTGTGCGTGGGTTGTAAGTGGAACGTAAAGATAAGTTATCGTCTACAAGTACACGGCGCATCATCTTGATGCCTTCAACGAAATCATTCTGATGGACTGCGGCACTCTGTTCATTAGAACGGAAGCGCATCATGTACATCATCGCACCGTCAATCACAACGTGAATGAAACGATCTGGAATAGCACAGACATCATCAAACGCAGTCATTGCAGTTGGGAATGTCCAGTATTTGTACTCAATAACGTATTCATCATCTGGAGTTGGCGTAACACCAAACTTCTCTTCTTGTGTCTGATATACCCGCAGTGGGACACCAATACCTGATCCACTGTCGCCTGTATCATCACCGGGGCGATACGTCTCTAAGTATTCAGTGTAAGGTATTACAGCTAACCGACGAGGTTGATTGCTCTTGTCAGCTAGTTGTTTAATGTAGAATGATTCCCAATCTACAGATGACATATCTGCTGGGAAATCGTATGTTCCAGTTCCAGCAGTTAATGTTTGTTCATAAGTAGTTAATGTAAAAGGCCACTCCTGCGCAGATTGGATAATCTTACGAACAGAAGAGTTAATAGAGTCTTTGGCAAGAGCCTGTACATTACGAACTGTCAAGAAGTCTGATTGGTCAATAACGACCTCATTCAGCCTGCGAAGCAATTCATTTGTAATGTCTAGATAAGTAGCCATTTATATTAAACACCTTGGAAGGAAGAAAGGGGGCCGAAGCCCCCAGACTTATTTAGGCAAGTTGATCACGAGCAACTTCGTCAGCACCTAATGGTGTTTCAGTTACGTCAACAATGATTGCCCACACACGAGCAGTCGATGTAGCAGATGGTGCATCAGTAACAGTTACTGTTGCATCAATTGTGTCGTCAATTGCGATGACACCCTGCGTTTGCGTACCAAACACAAAGTCTCCTGCTGAGGCACCTTCAATAGCGGTAGCCGCCATGAAGTCGGTTGTGCTGTCAGTAACTGTGACATCCATATCGGTTGAGTCGTTGGCGTCGAGTAATTCAACACCTGCGGCAAGAACAAGAGTACCTGCTTTTACCGCTGGACCAGCGACTGTACCTGTTGCGACCGGAAGCTCAACTTCCGCTTGCACCATGATTGCTTGTGAAAGCAACGATTGAGATTTAGTAGCCATTGATAAATCCTCCTATTAATAGCCAGTTTGGTAACGTAAAGTTACGAGTGACTCAGGACGAAGGATCTTACGACCATACAGATGCATACCACGAACGATGTCCGCAAAGCTGTCTGGATCACGGTAAGTCTCAGTCTTGTTGATCTGCTGAGCAGTAGCAACGGCTGAGTCGTGACCAGCTACGATAACACCGTAGTTAGTGTCTTGTGGAGTCGTAGATGCAACAGCAGGACCAGTACCAACAGAAGGAAGGTTGTTAGAAACATATACACGGAAACCATGCAAGTTGTTAATAACGAGACCATTCTGAAGTCCGCCAGCTTGTCCACCAAAGTCAGAGTTGAACAGGTTAGACTGCTCATCCTTCAAAGTTTCCATGAAGACTGGGTCAATAACCAACCAACGTCCGCTAGTATCAACAAACTGCTGATCCAACAAACGGCTCATACGAGAGATAGCCTGCAATGGAGAAACAGATGCCGCTGAAATAGCGTTAGCACCCGGTAAGCGTGGAATGATATCTACAGCTTTACCAGCACCGTTGTCTGTAACACCGAAGTCAGTTGAGTCTAGCTTCATAGAAGCGAGAAGCTCATCAGAACCAGCAGTTGTTACTGCCTTAGTACCGTTGACTTGATCGTTGACTGTGCCAGCCGCTGTGTGCAGTGAAGACTGCTTGTAACCAGCGAGGTAGCCAAGGACTTCTTGGTCATACTGGTCACGTAAACGATACGCCGCACGATCAGTAGCCATTTGCATGAAGTTCACATGTGAATGTGCTTCTTCAATGTCGTCCATCTTGAAAGCAAAGTAGTTAGCTTTGTCGATGTTCAGAGTGAAATCTTCGTCGTCAAGGTTCTGCGCAGTGATCTGTGATCCACGAGCATATGACTGAACTGAAATTTCAGGCTCTTTGATAATCTTCACTGAATCACCCATCTGAGCGATTTCACCGAAGTAATCGTTGTTAGTGATATCTTCTACAGTAGAAGACTTACGGAAAGCAAGCTGTACCTGCTTTGAGTAGATTACGGGGCTAAAGTTACCATTAGGTAGGTTACCGTAGCCCGCCGCACTTGTAAATGCCATGATGACATCTCCTTGGTTGCTTGGGGTTAAGGTTATGTGTAACTTCGCAAGAGGCCATCTAACATCAGGGTGGTAAGCTCACCGGCCAAAGTGATCATACGGCCTGAGTAGTTTGGGTGTTCTGTGAAGGTGAAATAAGAATCGGTGCTATTATAGGAACTGGCAGGAACTTAAAATAGCACTTCATCATACTTCGGATTAGTTGTGGGTATCCTTACGGGGCCACTAGATTCTGCACATAGTTATATCCAGAAAATATTATATGTCAACACTTTTATCGTGCTGATCCAGATAAATCGTAAATAAACTTACCTGTGCGAATAGCTTCAGCAATTTCGTCTGCCGCTTTTTCGTATTGTTGAGCAGTCATGCGATTAACGTCTGACTCCTTAATATACGATTTGGTCTCATCACTTTCAGGGGAAGATCGCTCAGAGCGAGTGCCAATCGCCTTAGCCGCATCCTTATCCTTGGAAGACTTCTTCTTAGTCGTAATGCCCATATCAGCTTTGTACAAATCAATTGCACGTGCGGCTGACCTAGAATCGGTGTCGTTATCATACAGAGCATCTTGAACCCACTTAGGTTGTTCTTCAACCCATTCGTGGAACTGGTCTGTATCACGAATCTGCTCAAAGTCTGGGTGCACCTGCATCAACTCAGCTTCTGCTTTCTCGCGCAATGCTTCCAGTTTCATGTCATCAATTTGCTTGAACTTAGATTCAAACTCAGACGCTTGTTCGTGCGCCTTCTTCATTGCAATTGTTTCTACAATCTTAGCAACATCTGGATACTTATCCATCCACTGTGCAAGCTCATCCTCTGACTTAGGATACTGAATCTCTTTTTTAGTGGATGCCTCTAACTGAACTTTAAGCTCATTGATTTGCTTTTGAAGGTCTTCTTCTTTCTTCTGCGCATGTCGGCGTAGATCACCGTACCGTTTCTTAAAGGTCTTTTCTTCAGCAGACTCTGGCTCAGGGCCATCGTCAACAACTTCTTCCTGTTGCTCTTCAGTAGGCTCCTCTTTATTCAGGAGTTCAGCAAGCTCAGCTTCCTCTTCTTCAATGCGTTTCTTATTAGCGTTACGCTTAGCAAAGCCAGATGCGACTTTTACTTGTTCGACTTTCTCAGTCATTTCAGTTGTAGTTGTAGACATAGATTCCTCTTTTTGTCTGGGGCTAACGGTTGCCGAAGGGCGTTAGGTAGCCAGTTAATGCGGTCTTTTAACGAGGAGCCGCTAGTCCTCTTTTTGGTTGCGCCATTTGATTTAGCAATTGCAAAAACTCTGGGCCTAATACTTTAACAACGACTGCCGCTTCCGGGCTTTTTGATAGCCTGCGCAACATTTCTTTTTCTCTCTCAGTTAAACTAAGGTAGTTTTCTGTTATCTGAGCAACTTGTTCTGGACTAAAATTCATTTACATGCTTCCCTAAAATATAAGACATAGCTCCGCACAAAGAGACGCCAGAGTACATTATAACATTTCCTAGTGCGGATTTAAAGGAAAGATTTTTATCATTGATGTGATACTCATAACATTCTTGCATTACAGAAGTCCAGAATGGCGAATTGTTTTTAAGTAAAGTGTTTGCGAGAACCTTACCCCAAACATCATATCCGTCTCTCCACCATTGGGGCTGTTTCATATGCCAGTTATGCATCTTAGCAAGCTCTTTTCTCTGCTCCCATAAGCCATGCTCTACCATCTTGGTACAGCAGTATGACTCGTTGCCTCCTCCAGTATCTCCAGTATCCCCCTCGTCAAATCCGACTTCTTTCATGTCTTTATTCGCACCAGTAGTTGTTTGTCTTCCGGATGCGTCATAGTCATCGTTTGAACGATCAATGTTAAAATTTCTAGAGTTACCATTTGCATCAACCGCTCTATCGGAAATGCCATCACCATCAATATCTACGTTGACTTCGCCTCTAGGCGAAACACTCGTAACAGAAACATCAGATGGCGATACTCCCGGAGTACCTGCCGAGATATTTCGTACGGCAGTATCGTACTCCGTACGAGTAACATTAGAACCTTCTAGTGGGTCACGGGCGCGAGTTCTCGTGTCGTCAAGAGTAAGCCGTTCGTCATTTTCTTCCTCAAATAAAGCGGCAAACGCTTCTGTTTTAGGATCTGGTCTCTCAGCTAATAAGTCGCGAAGCTCTCTATCTGACAATTCGCCATCCATAAACAACGCATCTTCCACAGCTTTCTTTTCTTCTGCTGATATTTTTCCATCTTCGTTTGCGTCAAGTTGAATATCAGAACGGGCGATATTTGCTATAGTTTGCTGTGGTGTTAATTTCCCGCCAGATGATTTTGATATACTGTCTGCTACTGTTTTTGTAGCCATTGCGTCATTGACAAGTGAAGATTCATTGTACTTATCTAGACCAAAGAAAGTGAAACTGTTTTCATACTTACCAATATCTAGTCCGTACTGATTGGCTACTTTTTTGTAAGCATCCTGTGCTGACATATTCAAATTGTATGCATTTTTAGCCATGCCTACAACGCCGCCCATTTTAACAAAATCGGATAGCCCGCCAAGGAATCCTTCACTTTTATTTTTAGGATTTTGTGGGCTTTTGCTCCACTCTTTAGAAAACTCAGGATCAAGCTCAGACAACTGATTCATTGTCGTAACCCATCCTTCATATTGTTCTTTTTGTTGTTGTTGCTGTTGTGCGCTAGTCGCACTGTCCCCGCCATCACCACCGGTAGACGGTGCTTCTACAGTAGGTGCCGCAACTTCAGGTTTTGCTTCTTCTGCTTTGTATACTTTAAATCCCGCTGGTATCTCTTCAGTAGGCACACCATTGATGAAAGTAAATGTCCGCATTTCCCCATTAGGACCAATATATTGACGTTGCTCAGGAACACCAGAACCGGCAGGTGATGTCATTGATCTGTAGCGAGTAGGATTAATAACAGGCACTGTTGGAGGTGTATAAACATTGGGCGCCAGATAGCCTACAGTAGATTGCTGTGGCTGATAATTAAAAGCTTGTGTGCTGATTCCTGCAGGGTTGTAAATATTTTGCTGTGGCTGATACGCATACGTCTGTTGCGTACTAGAAGTCACAGGAGCGCCAGTTGTCGTTACAGCACCTCCCTGCGCAAAATTCAATGTCTCTGGATCGTTAGGATCAAACTCGTCAATTAACGCATCAATGTCAACATCCATTTCTGCTGTGTCATCCATGGTAGCTTCTTCACTGTTACCCATCTGACCCATGTCTTCCATTTGCTGAAGACCTTGCTTAGCCTTGTTACGCAACTCCATGAGATTCTCAAGGCCAATGTAACGCACAACATCTGCAGGTAGCACAAACTCACCTTCGCTTAGTTGAGCAGGAATATCATCACGCACTTCTTCCTTCAATGAGCCTGCAGGAACTTCATTGCCAGACACTGGGTCAACGGAGCCGCCCTCCTCCAGTAATCCGCCTTCAGCATACTTACCTTCTTTTTTACTTTGGTCTAGATAGTCTTGCGCCTCTTGAATTGATATTTCTCCAGCGCGTAGTTTTTCAAGGATATCATTTGCTGTGTAAGCATCTTTAGCTTCTTCGTTAATAAAATTAACTTGCTTCTTACCATTAGCAGAAAACTCAGAAGTAATCCCTTGTTCTTGCATCTCTGCTGTCTTTTTATCTAAGTCAGCAAAGGCGGAATTTGCTTTATCTTTTTGTGTCATACCGCCCTCTGAGAATCCATTTGTCATCTGCTCTTCTAGCACTTTATCTTCTGCCGCCATAATACCTTGATCTGAAAATCCCTCTGGTACATCTTCCATACGATCAGCGGCTAATGATTCACGCTGTCCCATGAAGTCTGCATACTTTTCACGTAACTTCTTTTCTGTTTCCGGTGCCATTAACACACCGCTACGAGAGCGTGCTTTTTTGATCGCAAGCTCCTGAGACTTATGGGTGCTAGTTGGTTTGATCTCTTTATTCTTGACCATTTCAACAAGTTCATCTTCGTTATAGATGATGCCATCGTGAATAGATGGAACATTAACCCACTTACCAGAAACTTCAATTGTCATTGATTTTTCAGATACTGGCTCACCATTCTGGTCAATGTATATTGGTTTTCCTGCTTCTGTCGTAAGTTCGGTCATGTAACCGGCTGATCTAGCCATTGCTTAAAGCCTCATCCCTTAAATACTTGAGTGAACGCAGAACTTGTATTGCACCCTGCGATTGGTGAATGGACACTATATTGTCCGATTGTTCTAGTTTCTTGTGCTGTTCGGATATCATGATGTCCAAATAGTCACAGTAGGCATTCCACTGATTGTTGTTACTGCAGAGGGGCTTGAGCTTGCTGACCACCTTCTGCCGCTGGTTGTTGTCCACCTTGGTCATTTCCTGTAAATCCTTGTTCTCCCGGTACAGGAGCTTGTCCTACACCAATGTTCCCACCACCTGCTCCAGACGTATCCTGCACTCCCGGTGGCCCACCTGCTGGTTGTGCAGGGGCTGGAGGTGCATTCTGTTGCATGAGCTTCTGCTGTAATGCCGCCTCTTCCAAAGAGTTAGTTACTTTTTCTGGATCAAGGTCCATAGACTTAGCAATTTCTCGCACGATGTATGGGAACTTAGCAAACGGCGCGAGTGCTGGATTAGATGCAACTTGCAAGAACTGCATGAGTCGTTGACTACGTACTTCATTCGCCATCAACGATTCAGTACCACGTGCCTTAACTTCTAGGTCACCCTTGATGTCAGGATCAAAGTCAAACTGCATATTGAATGAGAACATTGACTTACCCAAAGGCGCGAGTAAGTAATCATCAACATTCTTAATGACGGTCTTAATGCCACCAGCCGCCGCATTCATCAGCATGGAGATGCCAGATGCTGTACGGCCTACACCGGATACGCCAGTCTGTCCATGCGCGAAAGATGGTAAGCCTGTTGACTCATCCGCTAACACACGGGCCTTGTCAAACAACTGCATGTTCTCACCAGATACGTTCGGGAACTTCGTACCGAAGATAGCTTGTCCCGGAGCGCCGCCCTGTCGGCGGAAGACCTTGCCCGGATATACGGACAAGTCCTGCCCCGGCACTAGGTTTGTCTCATCAATCTCAATTAACAGATTGCCTGAGAGAACAGCATTGTCCACAGCCATACGCATGAAGCCGTTCATCAGTGTCTGGGTATCGTCCATGTTTTCTGCGATACCTACACCGAAGAATGAGTATGGATTTAACTCATATGGCACAGCATAGTATGGGATGCGGGCAGGCTTAAACGGGTTAATGACAGCACGTAAGATGCGGTTGTTGCAGAACCATATGTTCGCTTGTACTTCATCAAGATCTTCAAATTCTTCTGGGATTTCAATGTCAGCAGTCTTTAAGATCTCAGGATCAATGACTCCCCAGTACTCAATTACCTCAAAACGATCAATGTCGTGATCTGTTTGATAGTCACGTAGATCGTCTTCCCAATACTTCTTCACGTAGCCTTCACCCATTTGGATGACATCATCAATGACTTGCTTACGGAAAAACGGACGCTTCTTTAATGATCGCAATTGTGAACGCGACATCTTATGGCGCTCAATAACGTACTGAGCTTCATCCATGTTTGATGCGTCAGGATCAGGATAGAAGTTCCACACAGAAACATGGGACGTAGAGGGAACCGTCTTGATTGTTGGGTTGTATTCCCCTTCCTCGTCCCAATTCGGATACTCTTTGTCTACTGCAAATGGACCTTTCATGATTCCAGTACCAAAGAGTGCCATCTCAAACGCAGTAGAACGGAGTTGCTTAGAAGCGTGAGCTTCTTCTAGCTGATCCATGATCTTCTTTTCCATGCGCTTGGCGGCATATAAAGCAGGCTCAAAGGTTACCGCAGTCGGAGTTAACCCATACCCTTCTTCTAAATCTTCAATTTCGGATAGCTTTTCTTCCAGTGGCCCAAGATTCATTTCCTGTAAACTTTGGCGTGTTGCACCTGCAGGGAATTCTTTACCATCACCCTCAAAGCCGTAAGGAGATGCAGGAGACATTGTTGCCTGCGCCAACGGCTTAGGTTGTGCGTCAAAGCTAACAGCTTCGCTGACGCCTTCTGGTAAACGAGTAGGCTCAACAGAAATTGGAAACTTTTGATTTGCGAACAGTACGTCAATGATCTGACCGTACGCCGCTAATGTTTTAGTTTTAGTTACTTTAATAAATACACGAGACTTCTCAGCTTCAGTAAACTGAACGTCTGGGCCGTAGATGCCACGATAGTTACGATACGCCTGCAACCAACGATCTTCGTCTTGCCTACGAGTATCCTCTGCTTTAGTGTATCTCTCTGTAATGAAACGCACTAAAGATTGTAACTCAGAGGGATCTTGCTCCATCTCTTCGGCAATATCCTCCAAAGAAATTTGCTGATCACTTTCAAAGATATCGTCATCTTCCATATTTAATATCCAAATTTACTGTCTGCTGGAACGAAACTAGATGTTCGTTGGTGAGAGGGATCATAATCCCAAATAGAAAAGCGAGGTCTGGACATTATACCATAACGCAACGCATCATATAAATGATCTTCTGATTTAGTGTCAATATCTTCTGGGTTCTTTTTATCCAATGGGATAATAGGAAGTTGAGCAATTAAGTTAGTACAAGTATTAAAGAATATCAGTCTAGGTTCTTCAGTGTACTCATCAACCTGCAGTCTGCGATGCAATTCATTCTTGCCTGATACACGAGAACCTGCTGAGCGATCAGATGGTCTCCACCGACATCCTTTCTGAATCATCTGCTCAGCTAGCGATGGACCTGTGTCACCTCGCTTATGCCAGCACGAACTATCTAGTACCCCGTACTTGATGTTACCGTCACCCGATTCAAGATCAAGAACCATGTCTGCAAGATCAGTTGCCAAAACCTTACTAACATAAAGCTCACGATAGACAATAAGCTGTTCATCAGGAGAACAGGCAATCCAAACAACAGCAGAATAAGAGCCATACCCATAATCGCAGGCCCGAAACTTAACCCAATTATTAGGTATGTCAAAAGGCTCAATAGTATGTATGGCTCTGTTGAACTCAGGAAACGCCGCACCTTCAGCAACATCCCAGTTACCCTCAAGTAATTGTTTACGTTGATGCTCCGGTAAAGACAAGAGCATCGCCTCATAGTCCCCCGCATCATATAGGTGTGGGTTATCAACTAGCATTGCAGGTATAAACTTACGCTTAAACAATGCTTGGCCTTCTTTAGAATGACCTTTAGGGTAAGCTAAAGTCTTACCACTTTCAATATCTGTTGCGCTGAACGCACTGCCCGGTGGAGAAGGATCAATGAACATCTTCTTCACCCAAGCATGCCCCGGTCCGCCGGGGTTAGTCGTAGCTCTCATGTACACAGGTAGATCAGGTGCCGTACTACGCAAACGTGATCTCATGTAGTCCCATGCAAATGGTGTATGCCACTGTGTTAATTCGTCGAATCCTATCCAACTAAATGCCTGTCCCTGATAGCGAAGTACGTCATCGTCTCTGTCAAGATACGAGAACCACAACCTAGCTCCACTAGGCGCAGTCCACTGCATCTTACGCTCTGACCATTTGATACCCGGCCAGATCTTCGGATACATCTCCTGAGACTTCCATACAAGCTCTCTAAGCTCCTCATTGGTGTGTCGCAATAGCAACCCACTAAAGGAGGGGTGACCCATGAACCTGAGAGGATCTGCGAGCATTG